CCCGAGCACCTTGACCAGCGCCCGGATGCTCTCGATCTCCGTGTTGATCTGAACGTTCTTCGCCTTCTGCGCGTTGTTCTGCGCGACCGCGACCTGCTCGGCGGCGAGCGCCTTCTGGTTGTCCTCGGGGATCGTGGGGCGTTGAAGCTTCAGCGCGAAGTGAGCGAAGTAGGAGCCGCCTGCGAGGGACTGGACTTGCGTGGCGAGGTCGGTGTTCAGCGCGGCCTCGACCTGCTGCTTGATCGCGTCGTTGTTGTACAGGTCCCGGTAGCCGTTCTTGCTGGCCTCGGTTGCCAGGGCGCGGTGCAGCGGCTGCCCGATGTAGATGTTGACCATCCGCGTCCACCCGTCGGAGGTGGTGTCGTCGTCGTCCATGAACGCGGAGAACTTGAGGCCAATCTGTTCGTGGAACTTCCGGAGCGTGTCGCAGTTGGTGTCGAGTTGGAACGTCACAACCCCGGCGAAGGACACCTGAACGTTGTCTTTGGAGACGGTGCCGAACGGCGGCGAGTCGGCTTCCTTGCCGCCGGTGAAGTCGAACGTGCGCTGCCCGGCCGGGTAGTAGTAGTAGCGGTCCGCGAGCCCGTGGCCGGTGTGGCGTTCCTTGTGGGACGGGTCGGTGCAGCCCTTGAACTTGCCGGACTCGGTCCAGCCGTAGCCGTACTTGACGGCATCCTGGTCGGGCGCGGTGGACACGGTGGTGCAGCCGGCAACGGCGAGCGCGGCGAGCGCGGCGAGCGGAATGGCGATGCGTCTGGTCACTTGGTGTGCGTCCCCTTGTAGTCGGCGATCATCTTGCGGATGGCGGTGGAGAGGGTGTGGTCGATCTCGGCGTGGGCGTATGCCTCCTCGCGGATCGCGTCGATCAGCGCGTCGGCCCGGGCCAGTGCGCGCCGGTTCTCGGCGCCCATGCCCTGCCGGACGAAGTAGACGAGCGTCGCCAGCAGGGCGAAGAACACGACCAGCGTGGCTATGACGATGGGCGGCACGGGCCGTCTCCTCTCAGGTGGTCAGCGGGTGGCGGACTGCGCGGCAGCCTCGGCGTTGATCGCGGCCAGGTCGGCGTCGGTCGGCTCCGCCGTGTCGTCGCCCTCGATCAGCGCCAGCACCGTCTCCGGACTCATCTGCGACAGGGTGTCGATCAGCGCCGTCGCCTCGGCCTTGGTGAGTTCCTTGCTCGAGCCGATCGGCCGGCCGGTGACTTCGCTGATGACCCGCAGTCCGCGGTCTCGGTCGCCGCAGTTCAGTTCCCCCAGCGTGGCGTGCAACTTCTTCTGCTGCGCCGCGGTGATCCCTTCAACCGCGGGCGGCTGGTCGTAGCCGTCCTCGCCGGGTAGCGGCGGCGGCCCCGCGGCCCCCACGGTTGCCGTGGCGTCCGTCGGCGCGGGGAGTGCCCGGACCGCCCCCGACCGTGGCCTGGTGGCACGCTGGGCCGTCCGCGCGACCGCCGCGGGCGTGGTCCCGTCGTCCTCGTCCCACAGCTCCTCCACCACCGGAATGCCCTTGAGTACCTCCGGGGCGGTGCGGCGGCACGCGATCGACGCCGCGCGGGCGTACAGCATCGACTGCGGGTCCTCGTTGTACTTCTTGTTCTGCGCGACGTACCCGGCCTTCTTCGCCCGTTCGATGGTGAACACGACCCGCTCGATGTGCTGCGACCCGACCCGCCGGCCACACACGATCGCCCGGGCGTCGGTGACGTCCTCGGTCCAGATCTCATGCCCGGCGGCCTGTACCAGCGCGACCATCGTCTCCGCGTACAGGCCGGGCTTGCCCTTGATGACGATGACGTTCGCCAGCGCCTGCATGGGAGACAGCCCGATCTCGCCGCCGTACAACACCGCAGCGGTGGCGGTGGCGATGGCGACCTGCCGAGCCTGGTACCGCTCCTCGACGGTGGCCCGCGGGTCGATCCGCGGGCGGAACGCATCCGGCACGAACGGGCTGTCCACCAGCCGCTCGACGAGATCGGACGCGGCCTGCGCGGTCCGCGCCCAGATCTGGATGGCGGCCACACCGTCGGGGACCGTCGGTTCCCGGACCGCGGGGACCGCGGCGTCCCGCCACCGGTCCGGGTCGTGTCGCTCAAGCTCGGTCACGTCTCGTCCAATCTGGACAGTCGGTAGGTGGAGGTCACGGGCGCTTGGATGGGCTCGCCCACCAGCGAGCGGGAATCGGCGACGAACCGGGCGACCTGCTGCGCGTACAGGAAGGCCCGGAACTGGTCCGGGCCGGCCTCCACCGGCACGAGGGAGTACCCGTCGGCGCGGATGTGGACGGCGCCCGTCCAGTCGATCTTCGGCATGGCGCACTCTTCGCCGGTGTCGTCCACGAACGCATCGGCGTACCGGTATGCGGCGAGCTGGAGCGCGGTCTCACCGAAGATCCCCGACCGGGACGACTTCAGATCCACCAGCCGCCACCCGTCGATCAGGTCGAGGGTGCCGGCGTACCCGTGCTTGTGGGACACAACGGTCGCCTCGACCAGCACGGGCTCGACTTGCTGCTCGTCGAGATATCGCACGTAGGACTCGACGTAGCCGGCGAGGACATCCGGGACCTGTACCTGTCGGCCCAGCACCAGTTCGGCGGCGAGCTTGTGTATCGCGGTGCCCTTGTTCGCGGCGGCGTCGGTGTTGGCGTATCTCGCGCCCTTCAACGTCTTGAGCCGCACCGACGGGGCCATGGCCGCAAGGTCGGCCCACTGGTCCACGGCGTACTCCGCGGTGACGTCCCCGGCCCACTTGAGTAGGGCGGGTTTGGGGATGCCGTCGGAGATGATCGAGGTGACGCCTGGCACCTTGATGCCGTTGGCGTCTGTGTATCCGTGGCCCTTGCCGTAGTTGCGGCGGCGGATCGGCGGCGTGTAGCTCATTGTCCTGCCTCCTCCTGGAGTAGCCAGCCGATGCCGCCGGTCTCGTAGCCCGCGGCCGTGGCGTCGGACCAGTCGTCGTCGGTGTCGATGTCGGCTTCGTGGTCGGCGCGGAGCAGCACCCAGGCGCCGGCCAGGGACGCCAACGACAGCACCACCCACAGGAGCAGGGTCTTCATGACGGCCCCTCGGGTTGTTGCTGGTAGGCGGCCTCGACCCGCGCCACCCACTCCTCAATGATCGGCACGACCTCCTCCAACACCCACCGGCGTTTCGCCGGCTTCTGCCTTGCCGCCCACCCGGCCAGCTCCGCGGCGAGCGATATCCCCGCCCCAGCTTCGCGGTGGACCCTGGCCGCGAACGCCTTGTACCCGGCGACCGCGTCGCGGTATGTCTCGACGTCGAAGGCCGCGCCGTCCCGGATTTGCAGCCACGCGCATTCGGCGCTGGTGAATATGCCGAGTCCAGGTTCTTCGACGGCGGCGCGCAGGATCGCGCGCGCGCTGTTGGCGACGCCCGGCGGCGTGCTCATGCCGGCCCCCCGGGCAGGTGCACGTCCACGACGGGCCGCGGAGGTGCTGCGACCTCGGGGGCGCTGCGGTGCGGCCATCCGGCCGCCGCCTCACCCTCAAGGCACGCCGCGCACGGGTACCCGCCAGCGACGCCGAACCGGGAATGCGCGGCGCACCAGACCTGGCCGACGAACTGGACGCCGCCGGGGTTCAGCGCCATCACGGCCACACCGCGGGCCAACGAGTTGAACGCTGCCGCGGTCTCGCCCCGCTTCTTGGCGGGGTACAGGATGATGTCGCCGTGGGCGGGGATCTGCTCGAGTGCGTCCGCACGCCATGCGCGGATGGCGTCGGCGCGGGTCTCGCCGGACAGGGCGTCCAGCTCGGCCAGCCGCAGCGGGACCGCCGCGGCGAGGGTGCAGGTGAGCAGTTCCCGGACGATGTCGGTCATGACGGGCCGTCCTCGCGCCAGGCGCATTCGCCCGCGGCGCGGCAGAAGTCGTCGGGGCAGCCGTCACGACAGAAGTGGCCGTCGTCGAAGTGGCTATCGTCGAGGGGGCCGCTGGTGACGTCGTCGTCGTAGAACTCGTCGCCGGAGTAGATGGTCACCGTGTCGCCGCCGCTGGTAGGTGCCGCTCCAGCAGGTCGGCGAGCGGGTGCGCCCCGGCAGGCACGATCTGGTACTCGACCCATTCGCCGTGGACCAGCCCGCCCCATGTGGCGTAGCCCTCGGCTAGCCAGCCGCTGACCTGGGCGGTGGGGGTTTCGGAGTCGGATACGGTCACTGGCCGGCCCCCGGCATGAGCGCCCGACGTGAGTAGTCCGGCAGCAGCGCGGGCACCGCGCCGGTCTGGTACGCCGCCGCGATCTGCACGCCCACCGCCTGCGCCACCGTCTCCCCACCCGGCAGCACCGTGTACGCCAGGAACTCATCCTCAAACACCGCGATGCCGGCCTCAACGGCTTCCAGCTTCGCCTTGACGACCAACGCCAGCGCACGCCAGCGCTGCCGCACCGCGCGCTCATACTCGGCTTCGACCTGAGCGGGGGTGCGCTTCGTACCCCGGGCGGGGGTGTGGGTGAACTCGCGGTCCGCCGGGTCGGGCAGCGGCAGCACGAACCGGACCTGCCGGCCGTGCGCGACGAACCCGATAACCGCTCCGGCCCGGTCCCAGCCGTAGGCGAACTGCACGGCGCCGTACCGCTTCAGGGTGCGCTCAACCTCGGCGCGGCTCCGATCGCTGGTGACTTCGGTGTGCCCGGCGTATCGGGTCACCGGCCGGCCCCCGGCTGCTCGGCGTCCAGCGCGCGGATCGTGCGGCACGGCCACGCCGGCCGGGAAAGCCCGTGGTCCCGTCCGCGGCACTCCGGGTCGTGCCCGTGTCCGGGTTCGGCGCTGTAGCAGCAGCCGTGCCGCGGGTTGGCGTCCCGCGGGTGCAGGTCCCGGACCTGCTGTACCTGCGCGGCGAGCCCGTCCCGCTCGACCATGACCCGTTCGGCGGTGGCGATGGAGTCCCGGGCCTCGTCCTCGGTGACCGCGTTCTCGGCCCGCAGCGCCTCGTTCTCCTCCCGCAGCCGGTCCAGTTCGGCGCTGGCCGCGTCCCAGCCTTCGCCCGCCTCGCGGAGCTGACGTTCCAACGTCTCCACCGTTGCGGCGAGCCGGTCCCGATCGGCGTCGGCCGCCTTGACGCGGGCCTCCCAGACCCTCCCGGCGTTGCGCTGCGCAGTCATCTGCTCAAGGTCGGCCCGCAGCGACGCGGTCAGCCGCCGCAGCGCCTCGTTCTCGCCGCCGAGCCGCCCGTTGTCCTCGCTGAGGCTGTTGACCGCGGCGTTGTACTGGTCGGCGGTCTCCCGCGTCCGGTCGTAGGCTTCGATCACGTCCCGCACGTATTGCCGAATCCCCTCAATCCGCGCGTCCCCGAAGTTGTGGGTCACCGTGCCCCCTCGGCCAACGCGCTGAGGCGGGCCTGCAGGGCCAGCAGGGCCTGCTGCGCCGCGTCGATCGGCTGTTCGCGGACCCGCAGCGCGCTCGCGTGGATCCCCGCGGTGGCCATCAGCATGGCCAGCGCTTCGGCGTCGGCGCGGTCTTCGCACAGCACCCACGCCCGCGACCCGACCGGCGTCATCGGCCCATCGACGATCCGACCGACCGGGTCGTAGTGCTGCCGGAAGGCGAACCACCACGCGCCGCCGGACGTCGTCGCGTAGACGCGGGCCTCGTTGACCTCGACACCCCAGGCGCTGTCAGGCATCGGGCACCGCCACGTCTTCGATCTCTTCGATCCGGACCCGGAAACGGGCCACGACCGCCCCGTCCCTGTCGCGGACCGACACCTCGCCGACGCCGTACAGGTAGGACTCCACGTCGAGTAGCCGGTCCGGGTCGAGCTGGACGTACAGGTCGTTGTCGCAGGCGCCAGAGAGCGCCTGAAAGATCTGGTCCGGTGCGAAGTACTCGGCCATCACGGGCCCCCTTCGGTCGGTGCGGCGTGGTAGGCGCCGAGCAGTCGGACTGCCAGGACGGGCGCGGCGAACAGCAGCAACGTCAACGCCAGCGGACACGCCCTGCGGGCATCGGCGGACCGGACCCGGACGCGGTGCGCGTCGGCGCGGTTCTCGCCGCGGGCCAACGCCGCGTACTGGGCGCAGGTGTACGGGGAGTGGTTGATGCGGCACGTCGGGCAGGCGGCCATCAGAACGGCTCCGGTCCGCGGCCGACGCACGCCCCATCGCAGTAGTCGGGCTCCTCGGCGCCGTCGTGGGGCTGATGCCCCGGGCAGTGGGGATCGCCGTCCTGTGTGGATTGCGACGGTGCGCAGCCGAACGTCGCGCCCGCCGTGTCGATGCTGTAGCCGTCCATGCGCCGCAGCCACTCGCCCTCATCGGCGCCGGTCCACTCCACCTCGGCCAGTGGGACATCCCCCGCCATGCGATCGGCGACGTAGTTCAGCAATCGCCCCAACCCGACAGGCCGAGAGGGCTCCTTGCCCGTCTGCAGGTCGGGGCCGACGGGCAGGGCTCGGGTCGTCGCAGCGATCCCGCCCTCCCCGGATCCACCAGCGGGCTCACCCGCCGGCCCCTGGTCCATCAGCCCGGTAGACACCGTCCCCGGTGTCGCGCCGCCCATCTCCCACAGCCGCGCCAACTGGGCGTCAGTCGGCGGCCCCTGCTGCGACGGGACGACGGTGACCACAACCCCGGCGGTCAGCGGCGCGGTCAGGGTGCCCCCGAACCCGGTGACGACGCTGACGATCTTCTCGTCGGCGTATTCGACGCGGCCGACGATCGTGACGACCACGTCGGCGCCGACGGGCAGCGGGCCGGTCACGGCGTCACCGCCGGGGTGTCCACATCGGACAGCAGCGGCGAGCAGACGACCATCCACCGGGCCACCGTCATCTCCTCATCGAGCAGGTGCTGCTGCTCGGTCCACAGCCCGTCCAGCACCTGCTCCCGGTAGCCGTCGCGGTCGCGGATCGGCCCGTCGATGTAGGTGTCGATCGCGTCCGGGTCGCCCTCGAGCCGGTCGATCTGCGTGTGCACGTCGTGGTACTTGGCGCAGTAGCGGCACAGGTCGGCCCACTGTTCGGCGTTCCACGACGGCGCCAGCAATAGCAGCAGCGTCCACGTCCGGTCGTTCGCGTTCGGCTCGAACGTGTCGTGGCAGGCGAGGGCGACCAGCGCGGCGGCGCGCCGCTCGAGGTCGCGGCCGTCGTCGAGGGCGTGCTGGACGAGGGTCGCGAGGCCGAGGGTTGCGGCGTCGTACGTCTCGGCGGTCACAGCGCACCGGCCGGGACGATCCGGTAGAACTCCGGATTGATCCCGCTGTTGGCGGCGACGAACGCCTCAGCCCCAGCCAGCGTCAGGCCACTCTTCGACACGACCGGATACCCGCTGTACGGCATCGCGGCCTGCCCCGGCGGGCGGATCATCATCTCGTTGAGCTGCTGATACCACTCGTAGCTCGGGTGGTAGATGACGGCGTACAGCTCCGGGCCGGTCACAAGACGCCGCCCTTCGGCATGGCCGTCTTCACGCCATCCATGTCCACGGTGGTGCCGTCCGCGGTGGCTGCGGCCACGGCGACCCAGGCCAGCTCCTCGTTACGGTGCGCGGCGAACTGCCGGGGAAGCGCGTACGACGACGGTTGAATGGCGGTCGCTGCGGCCAGCGCCAGCGTCGCGTGGACCTGGGCCGTCGCCACAGCGATCTGGCGGTCCTCGCGGCCGCTCGCCGGCCACTCCGCCAGTAGCAGCCTTTCGGCTTCGCGGAAATGCTCCGGGCCGGTCATCGGTCACGCTCCGGCCTGACGTCGGTGACGCCCGCTGATTCGCAGTGCTCATCGAATACGGCCTCATCGAGGGCGGCGCGGAACCCGCGGGCCCACGGCACAACCCCGGCGGCGATGAGGCCGAGCACACCGAGCACACCGGCCAGCAGGAGACAGAGCAGGATCCACGACAGCGGGGTCATCCCGTGCAGCAGGCCGGTCACTGCCCGGCCCTCGCGGCTGCGGCGGCCTCACGCAGAGCAGCGACGACCTCCGCCTGCGTCCTACCCTCGACGTCGTTCCATGCAGCGATGCCGACGACACCGAGGTGCGTGCGGATAGCATCCATGGCCGCGACTCCCAACTCGGTGAGGGCCGCGGCTGCATAGATCGCCTCCACCGCGCACGGCTTCTCGCCCGGCTGCCAGACGGCACCCTGCCTCCACGCCACCGCTACGGCATCTGCCGCTGCGTCCAGCACTTCCGCCACGGTCGTCGGCGCGGTCACGGCTGAGCCTTGTCGGGAACCTGCGCCCACTGCATGCCGTTGGACCAGACCCGGACGCCCGCAGCGTCGGTGACATCCTCGGCTTCCATGTCCCCGGAGTCGTCCCGGCTCCACTGCTCGCCCCAGCCGCTGCACAGCGCGCAGATGCCGCCGGGCGCCTCCTCATACGCCAGCGCGATCGCCGCGTCGGCGTCCGTGGCCCCGACGGTGACACTGGTCGACAACACCGTCGTGAAGTGCACGGTGTACGTCTGCGGCTCGTTGGTGGCTTCGGTGTTCTCAGGTACCGTCATCTCGTTCCGAGTCCTTCCTTTGGTGGATCCGTCTCGGATGGGCGGGCCGACCGGTGGACGGGCGGCCCGCCCCTTACTGCGCCCTACTCCCAGGTGTTGCTGTCCATGCCCCGCCTCCCCGTCGTCGTGTCGGTCAGGCCGCCGGGTGGCGGCCGGTGGTACAGACCCGGGCCACAGCCAGCCACGCCGCGTCTGCGGTCCGGGCGGCGAGAGCGCGGCCGAGGGTCCGGGCGTCGGCGGTCGCCTGCGCGGTGAGTAGCGGCCGGGGCCCCGCCCCACGGGTTCGGGTCCCGGGGGCGGGGTCCGGTCGCCCGGCCGCCGGAGCTGCGACCGGGACGCTGGCGGTCACGCGACGTCCCCGAGCAGCCACGCGGCGACGGTGGTGCCCAGCGCTGCGGCAGCCTCAGCCGGAGTGGTCGCTGCGGGCGCGGCGTCGCGCAGGGCCAGCAGTCGCAGGCCGAGCGCGATGTTGGCGCGGTAGGCGCGGACCTGCCGGCCCCACTCCCGGACTTTGGTCTCGATGATCTCGAACGGTTCGAGGTCGAAGAGCGTCTGTTCGACGTAACGTCGCCCACCGTCGTCCTGCCGGGCGATCCCGACAACGCGCGGGCGGTCCACCACCGTGCCGTCGTGGAGCCGGACCCGCAGCTTGCGCGAGACCTTCCGCCAGGTCTTCAGTTCGGCCGCCGCGCCGCGCTCGGCGAACCGGCGCAGCAGGTCCACCGCCCAGACGCGCTGAGCCTGCGCGGCGTCCTCGACGATCTCCAGGAACCGCCGGCCACGGTCCTGCGTGCCGGGCCCGTCGGCCCACGCCTCGGTGCACGCCGCCTCGTACTCGCCGTAGTCCCCGGCCGGCCAGCGGTGGCTCATTTGCGGCCTCCCTCGATGACGCGCAGACCGGCACGGGCGCGGCGCATCCGCTCGGCGAAGCGCGTCGCGGTGGCGGCGAACCGCTCCATGGAGTCAGCCTCGGTCGAGTCGAGGATCAGCCCGAGACGCTCGGCGTCGAAGGAGGACAGCTCACTGGCCCGCGCAAGGAGCTTCATGAACGAGTGCACGTACCCCGCGTCCTTCAACTCCTGCGACCCGGCCAGCCAGTCAGTCAGGGCCGGGCTCGGCTCCGGCTCCGGTGCCCCTGCCCCCGACGAGTCAACGGGGGCAGGGGCCGGCGGCCCCGGTGGCGCTGCTGTCGGGGCAGCGGCCGGGACGTCGGGGGGCTCGGGCGGAGGAGCGGGACGGGACGCCGGGTAGCGCTTACCATCGGTGCCGGTCGTCCCAGGTGTTCGGTTCTGAACACCTGAGAGGTCATCATGGACGGTTGCCGGAGCCACCCCAGTCGCCGCAGCGATGGCCCGGACGGACAGCCCGGCCTCGCGCAGCGACCCGACGATCTCGCGGCGGTCCTCCCGCGGCAGTCGGATCCGCGCCCCGTCGAACTCGGCAACGCAGAGGTCGTCCCACGAGGCGTAGCCCAGTGCTAACCACGCCCGCCCGCGGAACAGGTCTGCGACCTCGGTCCAGACGGTGCCGACCAGCGCCTTGACGAGTTCGACCTTCGTGCGGGCTTCGTCGGTGGTGAGGTCGTCGTCCATCACGCCACCGCCTCGTCGTTGCCAGTCGCCCCCGCCGTCGTCGGAGGTCGGGGGCCCTCGACGACGGCGGCGGGGGCGGTCCCCGGCTGCGGAGCCACCGCGCTAACCGGGGTGTCAGCGGCATCCAGGGCTACGAGATCGCGGATCTCAAGCCCCAGCGCCCTGGCCAACGTCGCCAAGCGCTCGGGCTGCGGCAGCGTCGTGGCGCCGCGTTCCCACGCCACGATCGTCTGCTCGGAGACTCCGACGCGTTCGGCAAGCTGTACCTGAGTCAGGCCGAGCAGCCTGCGGTGGTCTGCGACCGTCGAGCCCTTGAGCCTCATGGGACCGAGGGTAGAGCTACGATTTAGCTCAAGTCAAGCTCCGGACTTAGACGCTCAGCCAGCCCGTCCGGTTGCTACCTCTTTGGGCTGTCAACTTGAGCCCAACTTGTGGTTATCTTTAGAGCCATGGGTGAGACGGTTGCGCTCGGACAGCGAATCCGGGCGGCACGCAAGCGGCGACGCTTGACGCAGGAGCAACTGGCCACGGCCGCGGGCATCACCCGCACGACCGTCCAGAACATTGAGAACGGCCGCACGTCGGAGCCCTACAAGGTGGACGAGATCGCCGCCGCGCTCGGGATCCCGGTAGAGGAGCTGCTGACCCCGGCCCAGGACTCCATGGACCTTTCCACCGACAAGGACCGCCTGATCGTCATGGGCGACCGTGACGCGCTGGACAAGCTCCGACGGCTGGACGACCGGGGCCGCGCGATCATCATGGCCGCGCTGGACGCCGCCGTACGTCATGTCGGAGAGGACGGCCCGTAGCAACGAGGGTCACCACCCGACCGTCTCGCTCGTACTCCACCCGCTGCACACCGTCAGGCAGCGCATCGGTGGCGATCACTAACTCTGGCTGGTCCACGGGGTGCCCCGTCCGGTCGGCCCCCGTTGCGTCTCGTCCTCCCCTGACAACGACAGCACCGGCCGGACGGGACGAGCAGCCCCGGAACTGTCCACGAACTGTCCACGGGCCTACACCGGGTGCCGTGCTGTGACCTCGATGCGGGTGTGGTCCCGGACCGACGCCTTCCCGGCCGGCAACACCCGTACCCGCACCAGCGCCCGCAGCACCGCCCGGCGCTGCTCCAGCGTCGTCGCCGGGTCCTGCCACCAGCCGCGGGCCCCCGGCCCGGCGACCGCCGCCACCGGACCGGCCGCGGACAGCGCCGCCACCCTGGCCCGGGCCGCCTCCAACTGCGGCAGCAGCCCCGCCTCGATCTGCGCCGCCAACCCGGCCGACATGCGGCGGGCGACGACCTCCGCGGCGACCGCGTCCACCTCGACCCGCTTGGCCGCCTCCGCTTCCATCGCCTCCCGCAGCCCGTCAGCGTTGCCCTGCTCGGCGAGCAGCGTGGCCAGCCGCGGGTCCTCCAGCATCGTCATCACCACCTCGGTGACGTACGCCTCCAGCCAGTCGGTGCGCCGCCCCACCTTGTGACACTTGGGGCAGCGGTAGTACCGGTCCTGGGTGCGGGCGCCGCGGACCACCCGCAACCCGGTCCCGCACTCGCCGCACTCGGCGAGCCCGGACAGCAGGTGCCGGACGGCGGAGGCGCGCTGGACGCCCCCGACGCGGTGAGCGCCGAGGACCGCCTGCACCGCGTACCACGTCGCCTCGGGCAGGACCGGCGGCCACGCCCCCGGCCCGGCGTGAACGCCGTGGTGGATGCGCCGGGAGATGTACACGGGGTTGCCCAGGACCCGGCGCAGCGTCTCCCTCGTCCACACCGTCCCGCGTGGCGCCGCGACGCCGGCCTCGTTCAGGCCGAGGGTGATGTGCCGCAGCGAGTGGCCGGCGAGCAGGTCCGCGGCGGCCTGCCGGATCACCGCGGCCTGCGGCTCGTCCACAACCTGCCGCAGCAGCAGACCGGACGTCGGGTCGTACTCGCGCCGGTACCCATAGGGGATCTTCCCGTGGGGCCGGCCGGCGGCGATGTTCGCGCGCATCGCCCGGCTGACGTTGTCGGACAGCGCCTCGGAGTAGTCGGCGGCGGACAGGCCGTCTTCGGCCAGCGACTTCCAGTCGCGGCGGACCCGGACGTCGTAGGTGCGGCGATGGAGGATGACGTGGATGAGGATGCCGCGGCGGCGGCACAACGCCAGGAACGCGGCCCACGTCTCCAGTTCGCGGCTGGCGCGGTCGACCTCCCAGACGATCAGGATGTCCCAGGTGCCGGCCTGCGCGTCGGCGAGGAGTTCGTCCCACATGGCGCGGCGGCGGCGTGCGAAGCGGCTGGCGCTGGCGGGTGGCTCGGCGTACAGCTTCACGACCTCCGCGGCGAGTTCGGCGGCGGCCTCACGGCCGGCCTGTTCCTGCTCGTCCACGCTCCGCTCGCGGGCGCCTTTCGCCCTGCCGCCGGTGGTCGCCGACGAAACTCGGCACTGGAGGGCTGCGCGGAGGGCCATGGCTGTACTATAGTGTGTATCAGTCCGGGAGGTGCCACGCGGCGCCGAAGACACCGAGTGAGGGCCGATGAGCATCCACGCACCAACGTTACGCAGTGTCATCCCACCTCGTCTACGTCACGCCGAGCCGCCGCTGGCCGAACAGGCCCGGGTCCTCGCCTACGACCTGCTCGAGGTGGAGGAGATGGCATGAGCACGGCACACGCCATCTTCGCCGACCAGTTGCAGCCGGGCATGGTCTACGCCACGCCAGAGAGGCCGGATGCCTGGCGCCGGGTCGGTGGAACTGCGGCGGGCCGCTGGCTTTGTCTACATCCTCGGCGTCCACGACGATCCAATCGGCGGTCCGGCGGGTCCGGCGGGGGAGTACTTCGGGGTCAACCGCCCGCTGTTCGTGCGGGACGAGGCCGGCCGGTGACCCGGGCCGCCCGTCGCGCTGCCAGCCGGGCCCGGATCGGTACCCGCGGGTGGGTGCTGGACCGGCTGCTCCTCAGCGCCTTCGTGGCGCTGATCGCCGGTGGGACGGCCGGGGTCGTGTTGTGGGTGCCGTCGCTACTGGTCGGCGGTGTCGGCTGAGATGGGGCTACTGCGGAAGAACGGGCCGGCGCACCGGGTGGCGGCTGCTCCAGCGCCCAAAGCTCGGCAGGCCAGGGCTGCGGCAAGGGTGGTGGCAGCCACGGATGCGGCGATCGCCGCCGCGGACACGGCGCAGGCGGCGACGGCCAGCCGCGCGGCGATGCGCGCCGCAGTCAAAGAAGACCGCCGTGGCTAGCCGCGAGCCGCGTACGCCGGAGCAGCGGATCCAGCACATCCGGGGGCGGCTCGTCAACGGGCAGCCCGGGTACCGGATGGCCGACGTCGAGGCGCTGATGACCGCCTACGAGCAGGTCGTGGCAGAGCGGTCGGCGGTGTACGCCGAACTGTCCGGGCTGGTCATCCGGGTCGAGGCGGCGCGGCAGCGTTGCCACGATCAGGGCGAGTCGGCGCCGGGTGCCCCGGAGACGGAGTTCGCTCGGCTGATCGTCGGCGATCTGGAGGCGGGCGCGTGATGGGCGGCGAAGGCGGCAACGGCGGCACGTGCCGCGAGAAGGGGCCCGCCGGCTACCGGTGCACGCTCGACCGCGGGCACGGCGGGACATACCACGAAGCCAGGACCGGGATCGTGGTCAGGCGGTGGGACCGGTCCACGCTGCCACCGGCGCAGGACTTCGGCCAGTACGCGGCAGCGATGGCGGAGCACGTCCGTAGCCTGCTCGGCGCGGCCTTCGAGTCCCGCGCGGTGGAGGCTGCGGTCCGCGCCAGCGCCGGTGACCTGCTCGCTCGGTGGGACGCCGGCCAGCCGTACGGGGTGGTCCGTCATGGCGGGTGACCGTCCGGACGACCCGATCCGCATCGGCGCGCAGCGTGGTCTCGGCATGGAGCGGCTGGTGCAGGCCCTGGCCGCGGTCCTGGTCGAGTGCCCGCACTGCGGGGCGACCGGCCCGCACCCGGAGGTGGCGGCCGGCCCCGACTTCGAGCAGGCCGACTGCCGGGCGTGCGGGCAGCGGTTCGAGCTGCCGCTGTGAGCCCCCCCCCGCGACCCTGAGGAGACGTGATGCAGAAGATTCCGTGCTTTCGCGAGGTCGCATGCAATAAGATAATGACATGCCTTATCGGGACCCCGACGCCAAGCGGGCATGGACGCAGCGGCGCATCCGCACTCCTGATCAAGTCGAATCCGATCGGGCACGTGCGCGGGCCTACTATGCAGCCAACAAAGTGCAGATCCTGGCGCGCCTCAAGACGCAATACGCCGGAGATCCGCTGCCTAAGCGTGCCCAATCTCGGCGTACGGCCGAGAAGCTCCGCGCGGAGTTCCTGGCTGCATACGGAGGTCGATGCGAATGCTGTGGTGAAACCGAGCCACGCTTCCTCTGTCTTGACCATATTAATCGTGATGGTGTTCGAGACAGGGCAGTTACGGGAGGTCGGAACGTTGGAGTCATACGACGCCTTCGCCGAGAAGGTTGGCCTAAGGATACGTACCGCCTTCTATGTGCCAACTGCAACACGGCGACGGCTTGGGGTCGCGCCTGTCCTCACCAGGCATGAGGTGCTCCGCAATGCGTAAGGTGCCCACGGTGTTCCGCCGCGACCCCGACGACATGCGGCACGTCCTCCCCGAGGTGACTCCGGGTTGTGAGTGGGTGTTGGCCGGCGAGGGCGTGGCCACTCGCAAGTACGACGGCACCTGCGTGATGCTCGACGGGTCCGGGTGGTGGGCGCGCCGCGAGGTGAAGCCCGGCAAGATGCTGCCGCCGAACTTCCGGGCAGTAGAGACCGATCCAGTGACCGGCAAGACGGTCGGGTGGGAACCGGTCGAGCAGTCGGCGTTCGCGAAGTGGTTCGAGCAGGCCGAGGTCGGCGCAGGCTCCACTCATGGCACGTACGAGCTAGTCGGCCCGAAGGTCAACGGGAACCCGGACAGGTACGACAGTCACGTGCTGGTGTTCCACGCCGACGCCGAGGCAATCGACATGTCCGAGGACGGCGAGCCGTTCCGATACACCGAAGCCGAGGTTAAGCACATGATCGAGTGGGCCGCCGCGCACGGCTGGGAAGGCATCGTGTGGCACCACCCGGACGGCCGCATGGCGAAGCTCAAGGCTCGGGACTTCCGGTCGCCGTGAGATTCCCGTCCGACCGGACGTGGCGGTGGGTCCTGGCTGGCGAGCTGGCGGCGATCGTGGCGATCGGCGTGTGGAACACGGTCAGGGGCTGGCGGTGACGGCGGTATCGTGGGCGCGGTCCCGGTGAGCGTGAACTCGACCGGGACCGCTTGGCCGCAACCCTACGACGAAGGGATGGGTCGGCGTTCGGCGAGTTCGCCCGGCGGTGGCTGGCGGCTGAGGGCGACACGGAGCCGGACGTTGCCGATCTGCTGGAGCCGTTCGAGGATGCGGGGCCGTGATGGATGACTTGGTGGTGTTCCTGTCGGCGTCGCTCGACGACGATGAGCGGGTGGCGCTGGCGGCGACTCCGCCGCCGTGGGTGGTGCGGGGGCTTGGCCGGCACGACGGAGCCGCCGTCCTGCATGACGATGGACGACGCGGAACGGTCGGCCTACCGTTGGGACCCGCGTTCATGTCCGCTCACGGGGGGTGCGCCACAGCCGACGCCGCCCACGTCGCCCGTTGGGATCCTGCCCGGGTGCTGGCCGAGGTCGCAGCGAAACGGAAGATCCTACGGCGGTACCAGCAGTACGCCGACCGGGTGGCCGCTAGAGCCGGCGAGCGGCTGACCGACGAACTGGTCGGCCTGATGGAGACCGCCGAGGCGCTACGCCGCTGTGTCCGTGACCTTGCCCGGCCGCTCGCTGGCCGGCCCGGGTGGAGGCCGGAATGGGCCACGGAGGTGACGGCGTGAACGTCCTGCGTCAGTATGCCGCGCTGGTCGCGAACCTGTCGGACCCAGGTCGCCTCGGCCGGGGACCGGTGGGTGTTGCGGCTCCACTCTCCCGTCCCGATCAACGACCGCGGCCTGGTGTGCCTCAGTTGTCGGCAGGACTGGCCGTGTCCGGAGACGACGCGGGTCGTGGACCGGCACCCGGAGTGGGCCACGGAGGTGACGGAGTGAACGTCCTGCGTCAGTACGCTGCGGCTCTGGCCGGCCTGCCGGACCGGTTTGCGCTCGGCATCGACCGGTGAATCACCCTGCCGGACTGGCCCGACGAGCCACACACCGTCGGTGACCTCGACTGCACTGAGGGCTGGTGCGCAGGCGACAGCGGCTACTACCCGAGGCCGTGCGACGGCGACAACTGTCCCGGGTTGGTGCACGCGGCGTGGGGCGATGAGAACGCGGACGGGGACTACTGGCTGTTCACCAAGTGCGACGTGTGCGGGGAATCCGCCTGATCTTCTAAGAAACTTAGTCGCCCTACTTGACAACGTCCGCCGAGACGACTAAGTTTAGAGGTGTCGGAGAGAACACCACCAAGGAGAACCGGATGAGCCGCCAGACAGTCCCGAACCCCGAAACCGCCAGCCACACCCCGACGGAGCCGGCACACACGGCGGACGACAGCCACTCCGCGCCGACGTGCGAGCACAGCGCCACCGTCGGCTACAACCCGAACGGGTGCTCCTGGTGCGGCACCCACCGGTGACCAACCCGAAGATCCTGGACAGGGCGGCGATGGCCGCCCTGGCCGGGGTGGCCCCGAAGTCGGTGACCCGCTACCTGGAACGCGGGCAGATGCCGCAGCCGGACGGCTGGGTCTCCGGCCGGCCCTGGTGGTATGAGACGACGGCCAAGGAGTGGCTAGCCAACCGGCCCGGCCGAGGTGCCGGCGGTGGCCGGCCCCCGCACGTGCGAAAGCCGCCGCCCACCCCGGAGGGCGGAACGGCGGCTGGGTAGGGAGAACAAGTGGGGGATGACGTGACCCGGTTGGCCGTGACCTCATGGGAGTACACCCGCAACGCCCAATGCAGCACCGCGGACCACCACCCGCACCGGGTGCATTGCCCCGACCCGGGCTTGTGCTGCCTGGAGCCGTCCGGGCCGTTGCTGTGCTGCCTCGACAGCGAGACGTGGCCGTGCCGGGTGAAGCTGGAGCGGCAGGACGGTAGGGTCGGTGGCAGTTGAGCCCGGCCGGGTCGCCTACGTCATGGCGCCGTAGCCGGGCTTCACCACGTCAGGGGCCAACGGTTCGGCCGGTTCTGTTGGCGCCACAGCCGACGGTGCAAGTCCCGTAGGCCCCGGGGGGGGTCAGTGCTGCTCGACCGTGATGACGATGCGGTCGTTACTCCAACCCTTCCGCTTGGCGTGGTCCGGGTTGGCGTGCCCGGACAGGCTGACCAGACAGGCGTCGGTGCCTACGGCGCCGGAGTCGAGCAGAGCCTGAGCCGCGGTCAGCGCGGCCTCGACCTGCTCGTCCATCGCGGACACCTCGCCGGGGTCGGCCTTCAACGTGGCGCAGTAGTCGGCATAGGCCGCCCGGCCTGCCGCATCGATGGTGGTGGCGGTCTGCGACAGGCACTGGATGCTCCAGCTCATGCTGATCCTCTCGTCGGATTGTGGCCGGTCGAACTGTCCGCCGCGGTTGTTGTCCCCGTGGCAGCCGCAGGAACACGGCGCCGGGCAGAACTTGCACGTCAGCCGGCACCGGCCGTGCGGGACGCTGCCGTCGTGTTGCGCGTGCCAGCAGGCGGTGGACAGGTACTCGTGCACGGGCGCGGTCACCACACGTGCGCCAGGTGCAGGATCGTCCACGTCAGCACGCCGACGGTGAGTACCCGGTACGTCCATTGCGGCGCCCCGTGGAGTCTGGTGTCGAGCGCGCGCCACGCCTCGGTGATCGTGTCGCCGGGCTTCTTCCGGACCAGCGCACCGACCAGCTCGACCGCGAGCAAGGCGCCACCGAGGAGCAGGTACGCGGCGAGGAACCAGGCGTTCATCAGCAGCCGAACGAGCGCGGTTCGTCATCCGCGAGCGTCTTCTCCTGCAGCGGCAGCAGGTACGGTGTGCCGTCCGTGGCCTTCGGTGCGAGCGCCGGGTCCGCCGGGGTCACCCCGGTCCGGGACCACAGCACCAGCACCAGCACCCCGAGCAGGTCGATCGCCGATCCGACCGCCACCGGCGCCTGCGCTTCCAGGGTCGGAGGGAGCGCCCAGATGACGACGGCGGCGTGGATGAGCGCGGTGGCGGTGGATACGGCGAGGGCGCGGCGGGCCACGACCTCCCGGGCCCACCGACCGGGGTCGGCGGTCATGACGCCTCGGCTTCCGGCGCGGCCTGCCCGAGGTCGCCGAGCCGGTTGTGTGCCTCCTGCCAGATCATGCTCAGATCGTTGCCGGCGGCGGCGATGAGGCTGTTCAGGTAGGTGCGACGCTTCCTGCCGTGCTCGACGAACCGGGCGGTCAGCTCCTCCTGCTGTTCGGTGTAGTCCTGGAGTTCCTTCAGGGTGGAGGTGACGGGCTCGAAGTCGCGCAGCGGGAACAGGCTGCCCTGGTCGCCTACCAGGTCCATGAGGGCGCGGGCGCGGTCGTGGTCCCGTTCGACCTCGGTCCGGTGGTCCGCGGGCGGCTCATCGGGGGACACCTCATAGGCCGGGAAGTCGGCCTTGAGAAGATCAAACCAGCTCCCGAAATCCGACGTCACCCGTCGGATTTCGGCCTCGGTTTTGTAGGTCCTAGCGCATTGGATCCTGCGCTGAATCTCCCGTTCGGACAGCTCGATCCCGCCGGCTTTCGATGCCGCGATGAGCTGCTTGGTGATGCCGTGCCGTAGCGACTTCTCCGACGACATGGCCTCCGGGTCGCGCAGGAGCCGCAGACCCCACAGCCACCGCTGGCGGATGCCGCCGGAGTCGGCCGCCGCGATCGCCTTCTCCTGCCGTACATACTGCGTCGTCCTCATGCTCGTTCTCCTTCGAGGGGATGGCGGTGTGGGATGGCTGTGTGAACCCGACCCGCCGGCCATCCCAGGCAGCGGGCCGGGGGTCTCAGCCCGCCCGCCAGGTGACGGTCGTGGTGCCGTGCCCGCGGGACGCCGACGGCACCAGGACCGCGTGCGGCGGGATGGTCCACGTCAGGACCACCGGCCGCGGCGGCTGCTCGCGGCTGTCCGCGGTCATCCCCAGCCGCCCAGGACGAGCAGGACGTACAGCGCCCAGCACGCCAACCCCAGCCAGCCGAGACTGACCCGCGGATGTCCGACGCCGGACGCGGCCGACGCCAACAACACCACGGCCAGCAGCAGCAGGATCACGTACAGCATGTCGGTGCCCTGCGCACCCGAGGCCAGGACGGTCACGGCGTCACCGGCGTCGGGTCGCCGTGGACGGTCACGTCCACGGCCACCACCGCAGCAGCGATCGCCTCCTGCACCACCGTGGTCAACTCCGCGGCGGAAATCTGCTGCTCGGCGGCGACCGCGGCGGCCAGCCCCGTCACGGCGCCGGACAGCGTCGCGATCTGCCGCGCCTGGGCGGCCAGGTCAGCGCGCGCAGCCGCCACCTGCACGGCGAGGGCCTTGCCCTGCGCCACCGCGGCGGCTGCGTCGGCCTGCGCCTTCGCCAGCGCCTGGTAGGCCGGCAGCGTGGCAACGCCGGAGGCCACGTCCCGGGTCCAGATCAGGGTCACGTCGGCTGCGGTAACCACGTCGTCCTCCATGGGCCACTGGCCCCAGTCGAGTAGTTGAACGGTGTTCCGGTCGGCCTGCACCCCGTCGGGGTAGACGTAGCCGACGTGCTGGTACAGCGCGGCCTTGGCGCTGATGCGGGGGGAGCCGTCGGGGTTCGTGCCCGACCAGGCCCGGGTCTGCCATCCCAGCCGCGCCGACCGGCCCACGCAGTGCTCGATGACGTCGTACTCGCCGTAGACGTTCGCCCGGGCCGCGCCGAAGGTCTCGGCGAAACCCCGCAGGCACGCGTCGATCTCGTCGAATTGGCTGGCTACGGTGTCCACGTCGTCGGCGAGGTAGCACCCGGGGAAGTCTGCGAGGTTGCGGCCCATGGCCGCCCAGTCGGCGGCGACGGCCTGGGCTGCGGAGCGACCGGCGGAGGTGCCGGCGAGCATCCATCCGGCGGTCCGTTCGTGGACGAACGCGGTTGGGACGCGGGCCGCGAGCCGGTAGTCGAGCTCGGCCTTGGTGATGTTCTTGCTGTGGCCAGGGGTGCCGATGTACCGGACGGTGCCGACGTACGGGGCGATGGCCCGCGGCCAGCCGGAGGAGTAGTCCAGGACCTCGGGCATGCGGTCACCTCACGTCTTGTATGGCACCGCGTAACCGGCGGCGATCATCGCGGCGGAGAACAGGCGCCCGTCGGGGAGGATCATGTCCAGCAGCGGCCTGCCGTAGTTCTCCGGGTCGGGCCGATACGACCAGCAGGGATAGTCCCCGGGTGGCGCCAGCGTGGCGGCGAAGTCCCGGGCGGCGAGGCCACGCTCGTCGAGGCGGCCGGCGACGACGAGTTCCGGCGCCTGGATCAGCGCCGCGCGGCACCGCACCGGCTTGGAGTCGCGGCCGCGGTAGGTCCAAAGCGCCTGATCCACGACCCCGTGCCAGGTGTCGCCGTCGTGCCAGTCGATCACGCTGACCCAAAGCTGGAACGTCTTCATCAACGCCCGTTCTCGATGTTGGCTACTTCCTCAACGCCAGATACAGCAGCAGGGCGGCGATTACCACAGCCAGGAACTGGAGCCGCAGCGAATCACCCTGCCGGCCCTCGCCGCGCACCTCGCGGGTCTCCACCACCTGCGTCTTCTGCCCCTGCGCCTCGTACTGCGCCCGGCGCAGGTCTGCGATGTCTTTCTGTACCGGCTCCAGCGCGGCGGCCAACGCGATAGTCGCGGCCGACGCGGCGGCGGCCACCTGGGTGCGCAGCGTCTCGGCGGAGGTGGCGACCTGCGCCGCCAGGGTCTGCGCCTGGGTGGCGGCCACTTCGGCGGCCCGGTTCACCGCGCCCACGTCCACCGCGCGGATCGCGTCCAGCCGCGCGGCCTCGGACTCCCGGATCTCCCGGGAGTAGCCCTCCCGGATCTCGGCGATTGTCGCCTGCAAGCTGACCACCTCGCGGACGTGCCGGGCTTCCGCTACCCGTAGATCGTCCTGCCGTCGAATGGCCGCCTCGACCAGATCGAGGACGTTCTGCGTCGGATCGACGACAGGGTCGCCGCCGGCATCGACCCCCCGCCCCGGCGTGCCGGCCATGGCCTACAGCGCGCCCAGCCCCGCGGATCCGGCCGGGAACGGGCCGATGAACGCGAACGCCAACAGGGCGGCACCGCGGCGGCCGACCCGGGCCCGCAACGCGGGCAGCCGGCCGGTCACACACCCACCCGGTAGCACGACTGCCAGGCGGTGAAGTTCGCCGCCGCCCCGTTGCTGTGGAACACCCGGGAGATGAACGAGTCGCCGGCGAGCAGCGGGATCGTCACGCCAAGTGTCACGAACGTGTCAACGCCGGAGGAGACCGAGCGGAGCTGGCCCGGGGTGCCGGCGATCCCCGAGGTCGGTTCGATCCAGTTCGTCAGACGGCCAGTGGTCGTCACCCCGACCGCGTGGAAGGTGATTGCATAGAGGCCGCCCAGCCCGGTAGGAATGGTGACCGTGGTGCCGGTGACGACGATGTATCCGTCGGTGTCCTGATCCTCGGTGTCCCAGGAGATGGTGACGGACGTGGAGTTCGCGACCGACTGCGCGGCGGCCCGGCGCAGCCGGCAGCCGGTGCGGACGGCCAGCGGGTCGAGCAAGGCGAGCCGTGTATTCAAATCGTCGATGTTGTCGGCCATCTGATCCTGGGCGATGTCATCGAAGATGATCCCGTGCCCCGGCCGGACCGTCGGATAGCTGGCAACCACGCGTACCTCCTGTCAGAGCCGGCTACCGGAGCCGCCGAGTTCGGACCGGCCGGGCACGCCCAGCAGCAGTTGCCGGGGACGGCCGACAAGCTTCAGGATCAGGTCCTGCTCGAGCAGCGGCGATTCTCCACCGGTGAAACGGTCCGTCTTGCCCATGATCCACGCCGGCTCGTCGATACCCGTCTGCGACGGCGAGGAGTCGTCACGGACCTGCACACGATCGCCGAGTTGCAGATCCGGATGTCCGACGATGGTCATCTGGGACAGTTGCGGGCGTGACCACGCGGTCTCGTGGAGCAGGTCCTGGCCGAGGTCGGTCGCCGAGTCGGCGGTCTGCCGCCACTCCGAGGTCGGGATGTCGAGTGGCCGTTCGCCGTATCGGTCGATCGATGGCTGCCAGCGGACCTCGACCGCGGTATCTGCGGCCGGCGTGGCGACAACGGTATCCGGGGCGGTCGTATCGGCGTTGACGAGCTGCCCAACCACCGCCGCGGTGGGCAGGCCGACCGAGCCGGCGGGGTAGCCGATCGCCGGGGTGACCAGCGCCACCGGCCACGGGTTCGGGTTGACCCACGCCAGGTCGATGCTGTTCGCCGACGGCGTGATGAGCATGCTGATGTTGCCGGCCTCGACACCGAAGGCGCCGGTGACAGGGTTATATCGGGCGGCCCGGTAGCCGGAATGACCCCAAGCCAGCGCGCCACCGGAAGGGATGACCCCGCCCAGGGTGTCCACCCGGTACACCTGAGCGGGCGACAGGTCCACGCTGCGCGACGCCGATCCGAACGCCGGCAGGATGATCAGATCGGAGGTGGACAGCGCCCAGATCACCGACAGTGGTTGCACCGCCACCGGCGTGTACGGCACCCGCAAGACGTTGCGGATCCGGTCGCCCTGCCGGGCGACTGTCAGCCCCTTCAGCGCGGTGCTGGCGGTGAGCGTGCGCTGGATCTGTGTCGCGGCCGTGGCGGTACCCCAGTGTTTGCGGGACCAGAACTGCGCAACCCCGGCCTCATCAATCAGCACGACCCCGGCCTCCGCCGCGGCCAAGGTCTGCAGAATCGTCCACGCGGACGTCTTGGCGGCGATCGGCGGCATCGCAATCAGTTCGTTCTCACCCGGCTCGATGACCGCGGTCGGCACAAACGCATCATTGTAGAATCCGGCCGGTGCCGGTTCGACCGTGACCTGCAACGCCTCGATCGGATTGTACGTCTTGACCAGCACCTCGTTCGCAGGGCCACCGCCGGACACCGGGTTGCTGCCCACGTTGGTCGGCCCCGTGGTAGTGCCGTCGATACGCCACGTCACCGCGATGTTGGATGAGCTGAACGCGAGGTGCACCAGCACGTAATGGAAGTCCGAGGGATTGGCGATCGCCGGGCCCGTGACGTCAAGCGTGTCGGCCAACCGGAGAATGTAATGCGCACCGTCGGTGGCGACCCTGATCCGCGAACCGGACGGGTTACCGGTCGCGCGAATCGAAATGTCGCCAGCCGGGTAGGAGGTGACGGTTGGCTTTATCCACATCTCCACAAGCAGATACCGGCCCGCCGTGTACTGGATACCTGCGGGTATCGAGTACAGGATGGTGCCGAGGGCGCCGTCCACCGCATCCGGTTTCGTCCCCAGGCCGAACCGGGCCTGTTGGAACTGGATCGGGCCGCCGCTGGCCGTTGCGGCGGCGGACAGCGCGGCCGGGCCGATGATGTACGGGTCCTGCCAGGCGGAGCCGTGCATCGTCGCGGACAGCCGGTAGTCCGAACCGTCGGTCCGTCGCGGCGGCGACGCAAAATACCCGGCCCGGCGGAGGATCACGTCGGCCGGCCACTGAGAGTTCAGCCCCGGCTGCATGCCGTTGACCGCGTCGGCCGCGACGACCAGCGGCAAGGCCGGGGCGAAGGTCATGCCATCCGCGCCGTCGAACGCCTGCAACGTCCCTGCCGTGCCGTCGCTGCCGGCGATCACATCCAGCTCGCGGATGGTGCCGGCGAACACGACCAGCGGATCCTGCCCGGGCGCGGCCACTCCGAGCCTCACGGTGACCGGTAGCCCCTCGGGGTCCACATCGGCGAGCGCCGCCGCAGCCTTGTAGGGGGAGTACAGGGCGCCGGCGGTCACCGTGTTATCGGTCGGGTCGCCGGTGAGGTCCACGTCGGCCTGGGCGACCGAATGCCCGGTGATCAGTGTGACGTCAGGGTCAAGGTCGGAGATGATCGACCGGTCGATGCGGATCCCCGCGGCCCGGGCTGGCGCCTGGTTACCGGACCGCAGCCAGTCCACCCGCACCTCGGCCAGCGGGGTCCGTTCCGCCGCGGTCACCGCCTGCTTGTACGCCTGGTTGGTCGTCTGCACTCAGACCTCCTCCAGCACCAGCGCGCACCCCTCCACCAGCCCGGCGACCTGCACCCCGTGCGTCAGCGAAGCGACGTTGACCAACAGCGGAGCGCCGGCGTTCTTCCGCAGCTCGAACGGGCCGAGTCCTTTGCGGCCGTCGAGGAAGGACAGCAGCAGGTCGTAGGTGGCGTCGGTCATCCGCGGGAACGGCAGGTCGAACGTCTTCTTCACCGCGACGGTGTCCCGTATGCGGTTCCCGGCCAAGGTGATGTGCTGCCCGGAGATCTTCTCCGACTGCTCCGACATGCCCCGGGCCGGGTTCGGCAGCGGGATCTGTGCCTGGCCGCGGACGGCGAGCGTGTAGATGGCCATCAGCGCCTCGCGTTGCGGAGGGTCTGCCGGCGGTTCGCGTCGTACACCTCGCGTTCGGAGATGACCGCGCGCACATCGATCGGACGGTCGGCCAGCGCGACCACGGACCGCAGCAGGGCGCGGTCGGACGGGTCGAGGCGCACCGTCCCCCCGCCGCCGGCCGCGGCCGGGCCGGCGGCCACCGCGGCGGCGGGGAGCGCCCGGCCGGCGTTCAGCGCGTCCACGGCACGCGGGCCGCCGAGCGCGTCCACGGCACGCCGACGCAACACGCCCTCGTGTGGCGCCAGCCACAGCGGCCCGACGGTGTCACCCGGACCGGCGGCAGGCCACGGGGCGGACACGTCGCCGGTGCCACGCTCATACCCGATCTTCCCGCCGCTCTTGGCCGTCGTGATGTTCTCGGTGAAGTTGTACAGATACGTCTTCGCAATCTTTCCGTTCAACGCGGCCAGCGCCCGGGCGACCGCGCTGATGTTCGCCATCGCCTGCCGGATGTTCGCGTCGATCGTCGGTTTCACTTTCGCCGCGCCGACCTTCAACATCCGACCGAGCAACGTGTCCATGTCGGTCGTGGATATACCGGAGCGGATCCCCAGGTTCCGGATCGAGTCGATCTGACGCCAGAACGCCGCCGTGGCCTCATCGGCTGACGCGCTGTCCTTGACCATCGCCTCAGCGTGTCTCTCCGCCTGGTCGAACAGGGACCCGAACAGTTGAATGTTCTTCTCCCCGGCGTCAGTCCAGTCATCCAGCGAGCCCTTGCTGTCCTTCAACTGCTTCTCGGCGGCCATCAGCGCCTGCCGCCAGTCCGAGTCAGCCTTGACCAGATCGACGTGCCGGCCGATGTAGAAGTCGTACTCGTCGGTGAGTTCCTTCACCGCGCCGGACAGTTTCCCGGTGGCCTCCGCCAGATTGTCGGTGGACATCTTCCCACCGACCATGAACGAGGTGTAGGTGACAACCTTCCCGCCGGCATCCTGGATCGACGTGCCCATGTCGTCGGTGGCCTGCCCGGTGAGGACCGCCTGCGCCCGCGTGGCCTCCAGCGCCGCAGCGTACTGCGGGAACTTCGCGGCGACCTGCTGCGCGGTGAAACCTTGCGCGCCGAGCGCGTCGGTCAGCGTCGCCATGATCTTCGCCGCGTTCTTCGGGTCACCCCGCGCGAACTCGGACATCTGCTTGTCCAGGTCCGCGAATCCTTCCCGGGCGAGCTTAGAGCCCATCCCGCCGTCCTCCGCCGCCTGGGCGTAGAGCACGAACTCGTCCGACAGTTCCCGTACCGGCTTCCTGCCGGCGGCGATCTCCACGAACAGGTCGGCGTAGTGCTGCGCGATGACCTCCGGGCTGGAGGCGGCGTGACCGGTCAACTTGTCGAACTGGTTACTGAGCGCGTGCAGGCCCTCGTAGACGGCACCGATCCCGGCGACGGCGACGCCGAGATTGCCGAGCATCCCGATCCCCCGGGACGCTGCCATGCCGGCCTTGCCGGCCTTCTCCATCTCCTGCCGGGCGGTCCGCAGCTTCGGCACGAACGTCCCGTACGCCCCGGCCGCGAGCAGCGTGCCACCGACCAGCGCCAACGTCGCGGACACTCCGGTCTGGACCGGGCCGGGTAGATCGCTGAACGCGTTCACGGCGCCGGTCGCGGCCTGCGCGAGTCCCCGGAGCACCCCGGTCGCACCGGTGCCGCCCTTGATCAGCGCAGTCTCGAGCGACCCCTTGAGCTGTTCGAGGTCCCCGGCGAGGTTGTCCATCCGGGCCGCCGCGAACCGCGCCGCGTACCCGGAATCGTTGACCTTCGCGGTCCAGTCATCCACCGCCTGCGCGCCACCCGCGTACAGAATGCGCGCCACAGAGATCTGCTCGTTGCCGAAGATAGCCGCCAGTGCCACGTCCCGCTGCTGTGCCGACAAGCCGGACAGCGACCGGTGCAACTGCTCGGCGACGCCGCGGAACCCCACAAACTTGCCGTGGGCGTCGTAGACGTTGATCCCCAGGTCCTTCATGGTGCCCGCGGCCTTCGCCGACGGACCCGTCAACGCGGTCAGCACCCCGCGCAGCCCAGTGCCCGCCGAATCGGCCATAATCCCGTTCGAGGCCAGCTCGGCCAGCGTGCCAGTGGTCTCCTCCAGCGACACGCCCATCTGCGATGCGGTCGGTCCCACATACTTCATCGCCAGCCCGAGGTCTTCGACGGACCCCTGAGCCTTCCCCGCTCCCGCCGCCAGCAGGTCGGCGATGTGCGGGATGTCCTTACCGGCCAGCTTGAACTGGGTCATCGTCGAGGCCGCGATCTCTGCGGCCCGGCCCAGATCGAGGCTGCCGGCCGTCGCCAGATTCAGGCTGCCGATCAGCCCGCCGGACAGCACGTCCTTGACGGACACGCCGGCCTTCGCCAGCTCCTCCTCCGCGCGTGCCGCGTCCTGCGCGCCGAACACCGTCGCCTGACCTGCGGCGATCGCAGCGTCCCGCAGACCGGCGAGATCCTTGCCGGTCGCCCCCGACGCCGCGCCGACCGCGGACATCTGCTTGTCGAACCCGAGGGTCGCGTACTCGGCGGCGCCGAACGCGGCCACCAACGCGCCACCGACCATCATCGCGTGCTTGGACGTGGCGAGCCGGGCGTCTTCGGTGGACTTCTTCGCCTTCGCCATCTGCGACGCGACTTCGGCGTTCGCCTTCGCCGCCTTGCCCTGCGCCATCTCGAACTGCTGCTGAAGAAGAATCGCCTTCTTCAGCTCGGCGTTGAACTCGCGGGTCGCCTTCCCGGAGTTCTTCACCGCCGCATTGAGCGGACCCATCGACGCTTTCCCGTTGACGGTGACGGTGCGAGTTGTGCTACCCATCGCCGCCCCCCGGGTCATAACTGGTGATCACATACACGCCGTCGGTGTCGCCGTCGCGCAACTGCTTTCCCTTACGGGCCGTCGCCGCGCACGCCCAGCAATGCCGCACCTCCGGCAACCAGTCATTCATCCGGTCCGGGTCCCACGCCCGATCGACCGGATGCCCGCAGCCGGGACACTGCGAATCCAGTTCCGCCTGCCACGCCAGCGCCTCATCCAAGTCCTGCGGCAACCACAGCGGCTCACCGTCGGCCGGGACCCGGCCGAGAAGCACCGACCGCGGCACCCGCATGTGATGCGCCAGCTTCAGCTCGGCGCGGAACCCCGGAGAACGGCGGACGCGATCGACGATTTTGGGCCGGGGTCAGAGCTGCCCTGATTCGCGAACAGACACGCCTGCCACAGCAGCGTCCACTGACCGACCGACCAGTCCTCGAACGCCTCCGTCGCCGTTTCCAGGGTGACCCCGGCCGGTTCGATACACGACGCGGCGACCAGCGCCGGTGGGAACGTTTCGGAGTTCACCATCGCCGACATGCCGACCTCGGCCAGCTCCGCGGCCTGCTTCTCCGTCGGCGGATGCGCCGCCACCAGATCGGAGTGTTCGCGCCGGCCGAGCCCGCGGAACCGGAACGTCACCGACGCGGCCTCGCAGTCCTCCTGTAGCCGTTCCACCTCCGTCGCCAGTTCCATCTGCAAGACGGCCTCGGGGTCGCCGATGTTCGGGGCCGGGTTCTTCCGCCGGGAGGCGACCAGCGCCTCCTCGGCGGCCTCCTTGTCGGCGACGGGATCTCCGCGCAGGCAGATCCGCACCGACTTCTCCGTACGGCCAACAGGCTGCCCCCACGACCAGCCGGTCACACGACCGCCACGTCGATCGCCGGGTCGGCGGTGATCGCGACCTTGATCGTGAACGAGTACGGGGCGTCGCCAATCTGGTCCGACTCGGCGCTGATCACCGACCCGGGCCACACCTCCACCCGGTGGGTGGCGATGACCGCGGCGGTGGAGCCACCGTAGCGGCGGATCCCGACGAACCCGGCGGTGCCGAGCGGCGCCGCCGCGGACAGCGGGATCAGGACCGCCTTGATGGCGTCCACGGTGGTGGTTGTCCGGTCCTCCCTGAACTTCATCTCCATCGGGTCGCCGCCGTACGTGGACGGGACGGTCTTGTTGAACGCGCTGGCGACGTCGGAGGCGTCGTTGGTGTTGCCGCCCTTCGGGGTGGTCAGACCATCCCGGAGCATCTGCCCCGACAGGACCGTCCCGGCCGTGAACTCGGCTGCGGTCGGCGCGTTGATGTTCGAACAGGATGCCATCCAGACGACCCGCAGGTTGCCGGCCGGGTTCGCGCGGACCATCGGCTACTCCTCATCCTTCGTAGGTCCCGCCTTGCCGCGGGCAGCAGAACGCCCGCCGGACTTGGCGGGCGTGACGTCACGTTCGGCGGGTTCCCGGGGTGGCCGCCCGGCGACCGCCGCGTCGAGAGCAGCCTGCGTCTCGGCGGGCTGCTCACATTCGACCCAGCCCCGGTGCCGGTAGACCGCCTCGAACGCCGCCCGGGGGGTCTCCGCTGCCGCGTTGTCCGGCAGGTCCGGGTGCCGCATCCACACGTAGACGCTCACCGGCGGACCGCCGCGCACGTCACCGACGTCGTCTGGGAGTGGGAGACCGTGACCAGACCGGTGGACGTGTTCGCCAAGGCCAGCGGAAGGGCGATCATCCGGTCACCGGTAGTGATCGGCACGGTGACCGTCGGGTTCGTCGCCACCGACCCGGCCGGGGTGATCCCCGGGTCGGTGATCGTCACCACGTCCTGGGTGCCGGAGGCGTTCTTCACATGCAGCCACACCCGGTCGTCGCCGACGGGGATCGTGTCGGAGGCGGCCACGGCGCTGTACGACGGCGCCAGCCCGCTGATCGCGATCTGCTGGACGGTGAGCAAGGCCATTACGCACTCCTGTCAACCGCCGTACGGTGAGGCGGCATCGAACGGGGCGGACGAAGGGCTGGAGCCGATGAGTCAGGCGGAGATGTCGCAGCAGAAACCGGCGCCGACGATCAAGGCGTTCGGGTGGGGGATGGCGTTCGTGATCGCCGTGTCGCTAGGCCTGGGCGGACTGGTCGGGAACAAGACGGCGCATTCGACGACCGCCCCGCCGGCATGTCTGGCAGCGCTGAACTGGGCGGACACGGTCATGGCCGACGCCAGCAAGGGACTCGGCGCAGGCGGGTCGGGCGACCTCCGGATGGACGTGGATCAGTACCTCGCGCAGAAGGCGAAGTGCCGGGACTCTTAGGCCGGCGAGGTGTACACGTCGTAGGTCTCGGCCCGGTACCACATCGCCGGATCGAGGGTGTCGTCGCGCCGGATGCCCGATCCGCCGGTCGGGGACGTCGGGTCGCAGTGCCGGCCGGCGACGCTCAGGTCTGTGGCCAGCAGCGCGGTGCGGGCCAGGTCGGCGACAGCCTCGACCTGCTCGACCGTGGCGCCCACCGATGTCACCTGGAAGCCGTAGACGACGTCCGCGGCGTCGTCTGCGATGGGGCCGTCGAACTGCGGCGTCAGCGGCCATAGGACTGCGTACCGGTCGGCGGTGGTGTCGTCGGGTTTCCGGCCGACCCCGAGCGGTACCGCGGGGGTTACGGCGTTGAACGCTGCGGTCAGCACCGCGGCGACCGCGGCGGCGTGGGGGCGGAGCTGCGGGACGGTGATGCTCACGACAAACCCCCGGGGCGCGCGCCGCGTTGCGGGGTACCATCGGCGGCGGGAGCGGGCGGGTGCGCCCGGTCGGTCGGAAACCTCGCGGACGCGCGAGCGGAGTACGTCGGCGAACTGCCGCTAGGCCGGAGCCTCAATACGTACGGTTGAGCGCTGGCGGACCGGCGGGGACCCGCATCCCAAGTCACAGCATCTTCTCCAGCGCCAACCCGACGCCGTACTCCAGGTCGCCGGCGCACAACGCCAGAGCGCGAGCACCGGAACCATGTGGCGGGTTGTTGACACTGCCGTACTCGATCAGCCAGCCGAGATCCCCGACGCTGCCCGCCTCCGGGCCGATCTCCACCTCGATGCCGTCGCCGGACAATGTCAGGTCGTAGCCGATCGTGTACGGGTATCCGGGGGCGTGCGCCAGCCCCGAATCGAAGGACCGCCACAGCGTTTTCACCTTGCCGCCGAAGACGTGCCCGGCCTTGACCACGCCGGCCATCACCTTCAGATGCGCCGCGTCCAGGTCCACGATCAGATCGTCCAGGCCGGTGACCTCGAGGGGCACGGCGACCTCCTCAGCACGTCGGCGTGGTCCCGCTGTCGGGTCGGGCAGTGGTGCCGGTGCCGGGCCTTGCCGTGGTCCCGGTCGCACCGCGGGTGGTGGTGCCGGTGCTGGGGCGCACGGTGACCCCCGAGTCCGGGCGGATGGTCGGCGGCGGGCAGACATGCACCACCGATGGGACCGGAGAGGTGAGGCTGCCGCGCCGACGAAGCGGCCACCATCTCCGTGTCCGCCGGCCGGCCATCGGCGGCGGCGGGACGGTGACGGTGACGACGACCGGCGGGACGGGTTGAGCGGTGCGCCCGGCGCGCCGCGGCAGCAGCGGACGCCGACGGGTCGATGGCGGCGGGATGAGTATGTGGACGGTGACCGGGACCGGCTGCGCGGCCCGCGCCCGGCGGCCGGGTAGTGCCGCCCGGCGGACACGTGGGACGTTCGCGGGCGGGGGCGGGGGCGAGGGTGCGACGGCCGCCATCGGCCACGGCGGCTCAGCCCGCCCGTACCTGGGGTGGGGCCGCCACCAGGACCGGGGTCGGGGAGTGTTCGCCGGTGGTGGCGGTGGGGATGGTGCGGCGGCGACCGGCGGTGGGACCGGCTGGGCGGTGCTGCCGCGTCGGCGCGAGCCGGGCCGCGGCCGGCGGGTCGGGGGCTGCGGCGGCGGGGTCTGCGTGACGGTGACGACGATGGCCGCCGGGACCGGCTGGGCGCTGCCACCCCGGCGCCTGGGGACGATCCGTGGCCGCCGTGTCTGCACCGGTGGCGGTATCTGGATGGTGATCTGCGGGGCGGCCTGGCTGGCCCGCCCACGGCGGCGCGGCGGCGGCGGGACGGCGGGCCGGCGGCCGGTCGGGGGTGGCGGGACGGTGACGGTGACCAGAACGGCGGTCGGCTGGGCGGGACGGCGCTGGGGCCACCGGCCGCGCCGAGGAGTCTGCGGCTGCGGCACCCACACCGTCGCCGGTGCCGTGACCGTGACTTGCCATGGCGGCTCAGCCGGACGAGGCCGCCGGGTGGGCGGCCGGGGTCGCCGGCCGCCGACGTTCGCCGGAGGGGGGACCGGCACCACTACGGCCGCCGGCACGTCATCGCTATTCAGCCAAGGTTGCGTGGCCCATTGGAAACGGCGCTGCCACGGCCGCATCGGATAGACGACGGCCTGCATCAGCGGGTCGTAGCTGAGCGTGGGCAAGAACATCGGGATCGTCTGCGGCCCAGCGTCACCCGCGATGAAACCCGGGCCCGATTGGAGCTCGATACCGAGCAGCGTCCACGTCTGCGACGCCGGGGCGGTCATGCCGATCGTCTGCGCCCCAGCGGCACCGCAGGACTGCCAGAAGTAGTAGCCGACGTAGGACGTGGTGCCTGACTTGTCGTGCAGGCCGTCTTCCGTCGCCGAGGAGCGGTAGGCGTGACCGGCGGGGGCGTTCGCCGTCCAGTCGCCATTGATAGACGTGACGACGCTGTTCGCCGCAACGGTGGTTACCGTCGCGGACGGCGCTGATGCCGCGCCGGTCTTGGTGCTGTTCGTGGCCGGCGTAGCGGCGAGGATCGCGTTGCCCCACCACTCGACGACCATCGAGTGCCAGCGGGCAGTGCCAGCGAACGGCGCCGACACTTGCAGCGTGTACGGCGAGTTCCGCACCGTGGTTGTGAAGATCTTCGCGCCGCAGTGGCTGGCGGTGGAGTCGGAGGCGTCGGTCCGCCACGTCTGCGCCACGCTGGTATTCGTCGGCGTCCCTGGGACAAGAGATGCATCCTCGGTGATCGTCTTGACGACGATGATGTCACCGTTAGCCGGAGTGAACGCCGGACTCGTCAGCGTCGAGGTGTCCGAGGCGGCCGAGTCAATCTCGAACTTGTTCAGCAGCACCGGTGGCATAGACCCCGCCCCGTCCGGCTAGAACATCGGGGAATTCGCGCCGAGCGCCGGGTACCCCGCCGACGTCGCCGCCGCTATCGCCGCCTCCAGGCTGACCACCTCGGCGTAGGCCCAGTGGTACACACCACCGGTGACGAGCCCCGTGATCCCCAGCGGGGTTGATACCCCGATGATCCCGTCGGGATCGGTGCGTCGCAGCACGGCGTAAGAGATCTTCCCGACGTTGGTGTCCTTGCTGATGATCTTGCATCCGGAGATCTCGGTCCAGCCGGTGACATCGCCCGCGTTCCAGTCGCAGATGACCATGACTCCCTGTCCGCCGGAGATGGTGGCGATATAGGAGTCGGAGACCGACGACCCGCTGCTCTGGCGGCCCCCGCCCGCGGCGCCGATCGGCGCTCCCGGGTTGTAGCCGGTGATGACCAGCGTGATCAGGTAGGAGTCGTAGCTTGGCGAGTTCGCCTGGTTGACGATCGTGACGACTGTGGATCCGGGTGTGCCCGATACCACGGCATGCCAGATCCCGGCCTGCCCGTCCAGCGCCGGCGCCCCCGAGTTCGCATGCTCGTAGATGTCAGTGACCCACGTCTGCGATGGGCTGCTCGACACGACCGGGTCTGCGCCCGGATCGAAGCCCTGCGAGTCGCCCGCCCACAAGTTCAGGATCAGCGGCGAGTCCGGAGGTGTGAACGGCGGTCCCGCGTTCGACGCCCCGGCCGCGAAATGCGGGGCAGGAGACGAGCCGTCGATGACGAGCCCCGTCATCTGCGGCCTATCCGTACCAGGAAAGGCCCTGCAACAGGGTGGCGTTGAAGAAGAAGTTGTTCAGCGCCGCTGTCGAGCCCACGGCGGCCACACCGAGAGCGCCGGTGACGCCGTGGGACAGGTTCCACAGACTCGCCAGATCCGTGAACGCCCCCCGGAGGATGTTGATGTCCGTACCGGCGCCCGGACCGCCATAGCCGAGCGGTGTGAGCAGCAGCGCGTCGGTGTGGCTGGAATGGTTCAGCCACGAGTTCCGCTTGTTCACCGCCTCCAGCGCGGTCCACACCGCACCGATCTCCCTGTTCAGGGTGTTGTCGAGGTCGGCCTTCGTGACCGGTGGCCCTACAGACATCGTCCCGACTCCCTACTGGGTCTTGCCCTGGTTGGTGATCTTCGCGGTGAGGATGTGGGTCCGCACCAGGTTCAGCGCATTGGACGCCGACCACGTGGCTGCGACCCCGAGCGACTGCATCACCGTCGTGGACCACACCGTGGCCACCGTCCGCGCCGCCGCCGTAGCGGGAAGCGCGGCGGCGGCCGAGAACGCGGTCAACGACGAGCCGAGTAAGCACTTGCCGGAGCCCGTGACCGACGCCACCCCGGCCGCGCCGACCGCCGTGACGATCCCGTCGTAGTCCATTTCCCACGGCCACAACGTCGCCGTGGACGTGGCCATCGTCGTCGTCGCGGCGAGCGCGATCCCCGCGGCCAAGTTGGACGGAGTGACGTAGAAGGACAGGATCAGCGTCGGCGTACCTGTCGATCCGTACTCGCCCTTCGCCTTCAGCTCGATCCGCGAGCCCACCCGCAGCTCGTTACCGTAAATCACCGGAAGTGGCTGCGGACTGATGTCCTGGTTGGCGGTGAACGTACCGAACGACGCGCCGACCGCAGCCGGGAACGGATCGAGGGTATTGTCCCAGGTCGAATTGCCCATCGGCTCAGACCTCGATCACGACAGTCAGCGTCGCCATGTGCAACGCCGGCAGCGTCTGCCCGAGCAGCACGAACGCGAACCCGTTCGCCGTGGCCTTGTTGCACACGATGTCGTCGGGGAACTCGAACGGCACATCCCACCCGGACTGGTCGTTGAACGTCGGCGCCACCAACGGGTTCGCGTTGACCGTCGGCCCGGTGGTGCCGATCGTCGCCGCCGTGGTCGTGATGATCCCCGCGGTGGGGTCGGCCGGGGTCCAGATCTCCTCCGACTCCCCCGGGACCGCAGCGGCCAGACCAGTACCGGCCGGGGCCACGGTCTGCCGGAACACACCGATCGTGAGCTGCTGCGAGGTGATCGTCCCAGCGCCGGACAGCCGCATCCCGACCAGCAGCCGCCGCAGCCGGAACCCGGCGGTCGCGGACGCACCCCAGTAGCCGATATATCCATTGACGGTGGTGCCGGACGGAGCGCCGGCAAGCTGACCGGCCTGCGAGACGACTGCGGTTGCGTAGCGGGCCATAACTCAGCTCACCTTCCTGATTCTGCCGACGGTCCTGACTGACGAGCCCGGGATATTGTCGGATGTCATCCGGCTCCTATGCCGGTTTACGGCTGTTCCTGGTCCACCGCGGTGATATGCCACGCCGTCCGCCGCGACCCCAGGCCCACCGCGAACACGAACAGTGCGCGGCCCACCAGATGCGCGTCGAGGCTCGCGGTGGTCGTGATCCGGTCCTCGATCTTCACCAGCGGGCCGGTGTCGAACGGCAGCTTCACGTCGTACCGCTCGGTGACGGTCGCGGTCTGCCCGGCGTCGGCTTCGCGGGGCATCCGCTCCACCTTCACGTCCGCCGGACCCGAGTACACCGGGGTCCAGGTCGTGGCGTACTCCAGCGTGGTCGGGTTGAACGCGCCCAGCGTCTTCCGCTCGACCAGGACCGTGTCCAGCATCAGCCGCTCATGCGCGGCGCGGCCACGGGCCAGCAGCGACTCGACGCTCACGCGACCAGCGGCCCGCGAATCAACTCGGCCAGCGCCTGCGCACCCGGCGTCAGCTTCCGGCCCAGTTGCAGGTACCGCACCGTGTAGTCGTCGATACCTTCAGCGGTGACCGTGCCATCAGGCTGCCCGCAGATCGCTGCGGCGCACTCCAGGACGGCGCCCTTCACATCGTCGGTCGGAGCGCTGAACCCGTACGTCAGGTCGATCTGCACGTCAGCCGGCGGCAGGCCCGTGTACCACGCGTTGTAGGAGTTGTACCAAGCGCCGAACCCTGCCGTCCGGTACACGGTGCGCCCGACCAGCTTGTAGTCGGTCACCGCCACCGTGTCGATCCGCACCGCGGAGACGGACACCACCGGGCGGAACGGCAGGACCACCGACCGGTTCCCGATCCCGGGTGTGGAGTACGTGGTGGTCTGAGGCGACCACCACGTATCCGCTACCCGCGAGAACTCCCCCGAACACACAGTCAGCGCCAGCGTCGCCGTCGCCGTGTCCAGATCCTTCTGGAGGTACGACGCCAGCTCGGAAGGGGTCGCGTACATCACCACGGCAACCCACCTCCCCGGACGATCAGCGGGTCGCGGTCCGCGGAGCCCGGCGCGCCGGCTGCTCGGAGTCGCCATCCACCGCAGCGGGCGGCACGTCGAAGTGGATGACCAGCGGCTCGAACAGGTACTCCCGGCCGGCCATGATCGGGTGCCCGGCGCGGACCACCGTCCCCGGGCCGACATATACCGGAGAGCCACCCACCTCGAACGTGGCCGCCTCTTTGGCGACGTACAGGTCAGACTCGCTCGCCATCGATGTCCTCCTCAGGTACTGCGACGATGTACGGCGCGGACCGGCCGCCAGGCAGGGATGCGGTGATCTCCCGCCAGCCGTAGCCAAAGCTCTCCAGTAGCGCCTTCAAGTCGGCCAAGGCGTAGTAGCCGTAGATGCTGTGGTCTTCGATGAACAGGGTCGGCTGAGCGCGGGCCAGCGTCTGCGCCATGCCGCGAAGTGCGTGCATATCGGCGCCTTCAACGTCCAGCTTGATCAGGTCCGGGGTGACGTCGGCAAGCACCAGGTCCAGCGGGGTCGCGTTCACCGTGCCTGCGTCGTCTTCGACGACGTGGGTCGAGCCGCCGGTGACCTTCCCGTTCGGGTCCTCCAGGGACAGCCGCGCCACCGCGTCCCACGCCGCGACCTCGACCACCGTCACGTTGTCCACGCCGTTCAGCGCGATATGTGCCCGCAGGACCGCCGCTGTCGCCGGGTTCGGCTCAACCGAGATCACCTGCGACGCCTTGCCCGCCAGCCGCAGCGACCACCGGCCGACGTGCGCGCCGACGTCCACGAACACCCCGCCGTCGGGTAGCAGCCCGTCCAGGATGGGATGCAGCGACTCCTCGTGGTTGACCGCGATCCAGTCGTCGGTGTTCCCGCCGCGCTGGATCCACCTCAGCCCGTCGGCCTCGACGGTGGGCAGCGGCACCGCGCCGCCATTGCGGCCGGCCGGGGCCACGGGCGCTGCGCCGGCGAACTGCTCCAGCATCTCCAGCGCAGGCTTCCAGTACTGCGTCATCACGGTGTCCACGTCGTAGCCCAGCGCGAACTCCCGTGCCTGGGTCCGCATCTGCGGGTCCCCGGCGTGCTTGTACGCCTTTTCCCACGCCCCGGTGATGCTCTTGATGAGCGGGGCGTGCCACCAGCTCTCCGCGTAGGGATGCCAGTACGGCTGGGTGTCCACCAGCCACCCGGACCCGCACATCTCCGTACCGGCCGAGCCGTCGGAGACCACCACCGGGACGCCACACGCCTGCGCCTCCAGGACCGGCAGACCGAATCCTTCACCCCACGAACAGTTGCTGAGGACGTCGGCGCAGCCAATCAGGCCGGCCACGTCCGCCGGGGAGTACAGGCCGGCGACCTGCGCGTACTGATCGCTGAACTGCACCGCGCCGGCAATGTCCAGGTCGTAGACAAGCTTCATGAGGTTCACGCCGTGGGCGGTGTCCATCAGGGTGTGGATGAGTAGCCGCGCGTCGGGGTGCCGCGCGTGGAACTCGGCGAACGCGAACAACTGCTCACCCCAGCCCTTCCGCGGCGGGGTCTTGTCCTTGTTGGCGGCGACGATCGCGATCACGAACGCGTCGTCGGGTACGCCCAACATCTGCCGGGCCGTAGACCGCTCGCCTGCGGACAGCGGCCGGAATACGTTCGTGTCCACGGCGTGCGGCACATAGGTGCCCTCCAGCCCGGCCAACTCCAGCTCCCGCTGCCCGTAGCGGGACATCGCGATCGGATAGGCGCCCGACGCGGCGAAGAACGCCATATCGGCCGGCGGCACCGGGTGCGACTGGATCGGCGCCCATAACGCGGAAGCGAAGTCCCGCAGCGGCGCCGGGTCGATCGCCCACGCGTCGTACAACACCAACACCAGACCCGGGTCGCCACCGAAGACATGCCGGGCGTGGGGGCCGATGACGTCGTTGGAGTAGGTGCGCATCCCCGACGGCAGGACCAGCGTGCCATCCCAGTCCAGCGGCCGGCCGTCGAGACCGTTCATCGCGGAGCAGGCGACCTCGTGACCGAGACCGGGTAGACGCTTGGCCAGATGCGCAGTCTGGCCGCCGTAGCCGGAGCCGGCCCACGGGGCGTTGCTGTGGATGAGGATCCGCATCAGCCCGTCGCCTGCCCCGCGACGACCTCGACATGCACGTTCGTCGTCTTCACGAAGACACTGACGGGCAGATTCGTCTCGAACGTGGCCTTGATGCGCTCGCACACATCCGGAGGTGTCCCGGGAGGGACGCTCACCAGCAGCACTTCCCCGGGCTTCACGTCCAGCCGGTGGATATCCTCGATCTCCATTGCAGGCATTTGCGGCCTCCCATGAGCCGGCCCGGGGCATGGGATCCCCGGGCCGACGGCCATTGGTAGAAGGACGGAATCAGGTGGACTTGATGCGGAGCAGACGGAACGCGTTGTCCGCCAGAATCTTGCTGGAGTTGAACCACAGGGCGTAGATGCCCCTGGTGCCGGTCGGGAACCGGTTCGTCGCCCCAAAGAGGTGAGGAATCAGCTCAATTCCCATCCCGACGCGGTCCACGATCAGGAACTGGGAGAAGTCGCCCTGGAGCATGAGCAGGGACCCGGTGCCGATCGTGGTGGCCATCGTGGACAGCTCGTACTTCGGGTACCCGTTGAACTGGGCGCCCATCGAACCGGACGGCCGGGAGAACGGGTCGCCGGCCGACGACGCCTGTGCCTGGAACAGCGTCCGGAACCGGTTGTAGGTCGTCTTCGCCGCGACGACGGACGAGTTCGCGATGAACCGCGGCGCCATCGCGTTCTCCAGCAGGTAGATGTCGGCGGCGGCGAGGACCGCCGAGCCGGCGGTGTCCACCCAGGACGCCGTACCGAGAGTGGCGACCACGCCGGACGGGTTCGGCGCGGTGCCGTTGCCGACGGCGAATGCCGTCGCCTCCTCGACGTCCTTCGCGTCCCGCAGGATCGACGTCATCTGCGACCGGAGCTGGTTCCAGGACACATCCAGTTCGATGCTGAACGGGACGAAGCCCTGCACCCGCTGGGTACGTACCGACGGCTGCGCGAACGCCGGGTCGCCGGTGCCGACCTCCTGGTTCTCCGTACCACGCGACACAGTGACCCCGGCGGAGGTGACGCCGTCCCATTCCTTCCCGGTGATGGTCTCCACGCGGGAGATCATCCGCAGCGGGTTCACCACACCATTGGAGGTGAGGATCACCGTCGGGTCAAGCTGGAACGGCACCGCGTAGCCGCCCGCCGCGTCGGTACCGAGGCTCAGCGACCGGGTCTCCTCCGCGGTCAGCCCGTGTGTGTTCAGCGCCTTCAGCGCCTTGCCGAACGCTCGGTCGTATGTCGGGCTGCCGGTGACCAGTACCCGACGGGCCAGCGTGCCGTACTCGTCGTCGATGTTGTCCAGCAGGAACGCGACCTGCGTCTGCGCGTCCTCCCGTGACGGGGCGCCGGCCCGGCCGGTGGCTCCGGGGAAGCTGGCCTGCTCCACAGCGCGCATCGCGTAGTCCCGATACAGCCGCGGGACCTCGTCGATGTGCCTGGCGCGGTTCCGGATCTGCGCCAGGTCGAAGATGTTGTCCCGGGTCGCGATCACCGCGGGACCGGTCCCGTACCGGGTGCTGGGCCCGCCCTGCTGGGCGTAGCCGGCCCGCTGGGCGTCCACACGTTCCGTCGCGCCCGGGTTGGAGTCGTTGATGTACCGCAGGTACTCCGCGCGGGCGGAAGCATCAGCGATGGCCCGCTCGTGCTGGACCATCTCCTCCTGGAGCCCGTTCCACTCCGAACGGGCCTCTGTCGTCAGTTCCGCGCCGGCGTACTCGCCGTCGAGTTCGGAGAACCGGGCGCGGATCTCGCTCTGCCGCGCCACCCGCTCCTCCACCGTCATGGTCTCCCGGTCAGCGTCCACTTCTGCACTCCTTGCTGTGTTGGTGGTTGGCGCCGGGTGCGCATGCGGCTCGGCTGTTTCGGTGCCCGGTGCGATATCGCGGCCGGGACCGCCGGTGCCGCCGACGGCGGCCTCGGGTGGCGACAGTTCCTCGGCGGGTTCCGCCGGGTTCTGCGCGGGTCCTGCGGCTTCGGCAGCCGGGGCCAGCGTGACCGTCTCCCGCTCCGGCTGCTGTCCTGGCTGTGCAAGCTCGTCCACGTGGGCGGCCCTCCTGTTACGCACGCCGATCACGGCGGCGTCGGCGTAGGCCGGGATCGGTGTCGGCCCGTACTCGATCAGCGCGATCTCCAGCCGCGTGACCAGCGGCAGCTCGCCAGTGGTCCGGTCCGGGCTGTACTCGTCGAACGGCCCGCGCAATTCCGGGTCGGATCGCAGGAACACCCCGGTGTAGGACATCCCGACCAGCGCGCCGGCGCGGATGGACTCCAGGATCCGGTCGGCCTCCGGGTCCTTCATGTACCGGGTGACCGTCAGTAGACCCTTCTTTTCCGGCGTGATCTCCAACGGCTTGCCGAGCGGCACCGACCAGCGGCCCGATGGGGTGCCGTCCAGCGTCTTCGCGTGGTTGTACACGCTGAAGATCCGGCCGGCGCGTTCGGCGATGCTCTTGGTCATGCACACGGGGTCGTTCTGCTCGTTGTAGTGCCCGTCAGCGTCGTAGATCTCCGCCGGGGTGTTCCACACCGCGGCGTAGGCGACCACATCACGGCCGGTGCCGCCGGCCCGGACATGGATGTCGTCCAGTGCCACCGACCGGGTGATCAGCAGCGAGACATCGCCTTCGAGCGCACGCCGCACCCGACCGCCGGCATCCGTGGTCATCCGCTCACCCCGTTCAGCGTCTTGCCATTGACTGAAGCGGCCGGGGCCGTGTTCGGCGGCTGCATCTGCACCGAGTACCAGCCGGTGTGCTTAAGCCTGGTCCAGTCGCCATGCAGAACCGCGTCCACCGCGGACTCCGGTGTGAAGCCCTCGCGCACCAGCGCGGCGATGGTCTGCGCCTCCTGCTGCGCGATCGCCGACCTGTCCTGCGCGTCCTCCCGCATGAACGGGACCCGCGTGTCGAACCACAGCATCGCCGGGGCCGCCGTCGCCACGTCCGGGGGCCGGGACAGCAACGTCTCCAGGCTCGACGCCGCATTGGTCCATAGGTGGTACATGGTCCCGTCGCTGAATCGGCGGCGTGCCGAGTTGAAGTTGCCGGCGTTCAGCGCGCTGCCCTGCAACCCCTCGGAGAACCCCACCCACGACGGCGGCACCCCCGCAGCAGCGGCAAGCCGGGATTCAGCCTTGCCCTGGATCGCCGCGTAGTCCATGTCCTTGAAAGACGACCCGACCGGAACCGTGTCAGCCCCACCGCCCAAGTAGAGCGTCTTCCACGCATTCCACGCGCCACGGTGTTCCGCCTCGAGCAGTTCCTTGAACTCCCGCACCCGTTCGATCGTCACCGACGCATCGAACTTGATCGCCAGGTTAGGGGTCGCGGAATTCGCGAAGAACCTCGCCTTGTGTTCCGTCGCCAGTGAGTCGCCCTGCATTTCCCGGATCACCGGAGTTATCCAGGACATGCCCAGGAACACCGCATCGGGGTCCGGGTAGGGGGCGTAATGCGCTACCTGGGCCGGGGTGAAGAACGTCAACTTGCCCCGGGACGTCTCGTGGATGTACCCGGCGACCTCCACGTCCGGGGCCTCCGCCGGGTCGTCGGCGTCGGTCGCCGACGCCATCACGATCGTCACCCGGTCCGGGCGCAGCACCGACAGGCGGTCCCGTCGTGGCCGGGCCACGTAGGCGTTGCCGGCGCCCGATACGTGGATCTCCATGCGGGCCAGCAGGTCCGAGGTGGTCCCGTTCGGCCACGGCCGCTCGAGCACGGACAACTCCGGGCTGCCGAACAGGTCACCCGGCTGTGTCCCGTCGAACCGGGTCCAACGGAACCGGGTCTGGCTGAACGCCTGCAACCGGGCCAGCACCAGCGCGGCCACCGGCGCGTTGCGTCGTAGGGCGTCCAGCGGGACAGCGCCGACCGACTCCTGATCGACCGTGCCCATCGTGGTCTGCACCACCGGGTAGGTGTTTCCCGCGAACGTCAGCAGCTCCGCGTACCCGTCGGGGGACAGGGAAAAGTCGCGGGACCCCCGCGGGCCGCGGCGCAGAGCGACCGCGCCGGCGTTAACCCGATCGACGAGAGACACCAGGGTCCTTCGGGCTGCCAGCCGAACGCCACCCTTCCCGGGCGGCCACGTACGACCACGCCAGGGCCAGCCACACCACCGCCACCACCTTGTGCAGCACCCAGCCGAACGCGAAGAGCACCGCGGCAACCCAGGTGAGCACGACCACTCCGGGGCGGACCTCCCGCGCCTGCCTGGTGATCTCCTCTACCGGGATCCGGTCCAGCATCGTTGCGGCAGTCATCTGGCCCTCCCCTCAACCCCATATCGCGAACGGTGCAAGCTCCGGTTCCGGGACCGTGCCGTAATGCCACGCTGCCCTGTCCAGCGCCATAACAGCGGCCACCGCAAGGTCGATACGCCGACGCGAGTGCCTGTGCTCCTTGTAGATCCGCGTCCCCCGCGAGTCCGCCCGCAGCACCGCGTTCGCGATATGCCGGGCAAGCCGCCGATCCCCCGAATGTGTCACCGCGGAGTTGACGACCGCCTCGTAGAACCGGGTCGTCGCAGGAGTCATCCGGGCCGGCGACTGCGGGAACTCCACCACCGGAAGCCCCTCAGCCTCCAACACCTGATACGACCGCGCCCACCGAAACGGGTCGCATGCGATCTCCAGCACCTGCCAGCGGCGGCACGCGTCCCGGATGGCCTGCTCCACGTCCGCGATCGGCACACGCCAGTCGTCGCCGCCGTCGGTAGGCCGTTCCCAGCACTCCACCACCGCGATGTGCGGCTCGGCCTCCACCGACACGGCGACCAGCGCGGTGCAGTCGCCGTTGAACGACCCGTCGAACCCCAACACCACATCGGCGGCATCCGGAATCACATGACCCTCATCGGCGAGCAGATCCCACGCCCCGGCCGGCAGCCACCGCGTCGCGCCCGTCACCCACTGGTTGCAGCGCTTGATGCGGAACTCCGCCTCCGGGGTCCGCAGCACCGACGACTCGAAGTCCTCCGCCGACACCAGGTCGTCGAAGCCCGGGTTGGCCTCCCGCCACGTCTCCGGCGCCCGGTGGTCCGACCCGGCCAGCGCCGGCTCCCACCACGCCATCAGGAACGACGGGTCCGCGACCTCACCCGAGCAGATCCGCCGCCCGTGCTCGTACAGGCTGTAACACAGCGAATCCTGACCGGAGGAGTCGAACCGCACACCCGCCGTGGTAATCCCGGCCATCAGCGGCTCCGGGCGGGCGCCCATCGCCAGCGACATGGTGTCCCACAGTTCGCGGTTGGGCTGGACGTGGACCTCGTCGAACAGGACCAGCGTCGGGTTCAGCCCCTCCTTGGTGTACGCCTCCGCCGACAACACCCGGTACACCGAGCCCGTGGCCGGATACTCGATGGCGTCCCGGTACAGCTTCAGGACATCGCCCAGCTCCGGCTCCAGCTCGACCATCCGCCGGGCGGTGCCGAACACGATCCGGGCCTGATCCCGGTCCCCCGCGCAGGAATACACCTCCGCGCCGTCGGAACCGAACACCAGCCCGTACAACCCCAGCCCCGCGCCCAGCGCCGACTTGCCGTTCTTCCGGGCAACGCCGATCAGCGCCTGCCGGTGCCGGTACCTGCCATCCGGCCGGCGCGCCAGCAGATGCGCGAGCACCTGCCGCTGCCAACCCCGCAGCCGGATCTCCGATCCCGCCGCGCCAGCGACCGAATCCTTCGTGACCCGGCACATCGCCTCAACGAAATCGGAAGCCGAACGACCGTCCCCCCGCCGCAGGTCAGCAGTCGGAACCGGCGTCAGCCACCTCGGGGGCCACCCGGGCGGCGCGGAGGGCTTCGAGCTTGCTGACACGGGTCACCTCCGCCACGCCCAGCCGGGAACGTGCCGTCGGGTTGAACCCCAGGTCGGAGAGCGCCGACGCGAGCTGCTTCACGAACGCGACGACCATGGCGCCGTCCTTCGGGTCCCGGGTCGCCCGGTACCGCTCGCGCGCCGCCGCGATGTCGTCGGCCAGGGAACACGCCTGCTCGACGGCCTCCATGTCAGTCAGCGGCGAGATCCAGGAGATGCCGGCCGCCCAGCACCGGGTCCACAGCCGCTGTCCGTCCAGTCCGGCACCGGAAGGGAGATCCGGGACGCCCTGCGCCATCGGCAGGGCCACGACCGTCGATGCGGGCGGGAGCTTCCGCCCGCCCGAGTCCGTCGTGGGCGTGCGACCGGTGCGGCGTTTCTGCTCCAGCGGCTTCGGGGGGCGACCAAGTGGAGGCATCACACCCCCGTTATGCATGACTATGCGCACCGCTCAGAAGTCGGTCACAGGCGGTCACTGATCATTCTGAGACTGCGCGCGTGAGGT